AAGTACCGATGTCGCTGGTCTTCAGCAACGCCAGCAACTACGCAACCGCGCTGCGCGACTACCAAACGTTTGTTCTTCTCACAATACTGACCAGAGCACGCGAAATTGCAGCGATGCTGCAACCGCATTTTGCCGCGTACAATCAGATTTTACGCTGCAACGAGGCGCGCATTGACGCGGTGCAGAACTCGGAACTGGAAAAAGCGGAAGCGATCCAGAGACTCACCGGGCAGCCCGTTCTGACGTTGAACGAAGCCCGCGCGCGGCTTGATCTGCCGCAGTTCGTTGAGGACGCGGCAGACCAAGAACTGCTTCGTCTGCGCAACCGGCTGGTGATAGCGCGCGAGGCGGTTGCTGCCGGTCTCGACGTAAGAACGGCGTTGCGGCTGGCGGGTGTCAACGGCGCGGTACCGGAGGAAGACGCAGCGAAAGCGCTGAAGAAAGACGACGCAGAATCGGAATTGCGACCGCACGAGCGCCAACTCTACCGCGATCTCAAGCGCGCGTTTCTGCAACTACGTCAGGTAATGCTCGACGGCGCAGATGAGATTACGGCGCAGATGTTCAACGAGACGCTCTATCCCGCGATGCGCCGCAACATCGAGACGATTGCGCGTCTGTTCGCAGACGAAATGCGCGCCGAGGTCGGCGTTGCGGTCAACGTCGATGCGCTGTTGGCGGATTGGGCGGAAGAAGCGACACGGCGGCAAGTTGAGGAGTTGCTCTATCCGTACACGCGCGACTACATCGCCCGCGCGGTTGCTGCTTGGCGTCGGATGCCGGGGGCGGATCGCGTCGAACTCATCCAGATGATAGAACCGGTCGTTGGAGCGAAGCGTGCCGAGACCGTCGCCATCACCGCCGCGACCGAGGCGGCGACCGCGGGCGTGCGGGCGTATCGTGACGGGATGCGCGCAGAGCATAATCTGGAGTACGTGATGATCTGGGAAACCGCCAACGACGAGCGGGTGTGCCCGATCTGCGGCGCGCTTCACGGCAAGCGTGAAGACGAGTGGGGCGGGCGTTCCGGTCCGCCCGCACACCCGCGCTGTCGGTGCGGCGTAAGGCTGGTGAGGAAGAATGAGGCTTAGCGTTTCGGTTGACCTCGACAACGCGCTGCGTAAACTGCTGCCGCGTGCAGCGCAGATCGAAGCCGCGCTCGACGCGGGCGCGGCAGCGGCTCATAGTGTGATGCAGGTCTACCCGCCCCCACCCGCCGGATCGCGGTATCGGCGAACGGGGAATCTGCGGCAGAAGTTGCGGATCAAGAAACTGTCGAAAACGTCGCGGATCGTCGAGAACACCGCATCCTACGCGCGGTTTGTGTACGGAATGCCGCAAGCGCGCGTCCATCGCGGGCGCTGGGCGTCGCTGAAGGACGCGACAGAAGCAGCGCTGAAGGAAGCGCTTGCGGTGCTGAAGGAGAGGGGGAGGTGAGAGATGGAGTGGCAGACCGCGCCCGGCGCGGCGTTGAAAGCGGTCGAGACGGGCGACGTTGAGGGGTTGCTGGTGGTATTCGGTAATCCAGACGCCGTTGACCTCGAAAACGAGTTTTTCACAAAAGAAACCGACTTCGGGCGGCTGCGCGAAACTCCGATCTGGCTCAACCACGCGCAGCCGTTGAAAACGACGAGCGGGGTTATTCTGATCGAGGAGCCAATCGGCTACGGCGCGCTGGAGATGACCGATGAGGGGGTGATCATTCGCGGGCTGCTTGATGCAAAGTATCGCTACCTCGCCCAGATCGCGCCGGAGATGGGCTGGTCGAGCGGGACGGCGGCACACTTAGTGATGCGCGAACCGGCGGGGAAAGCAGTGCACATCAAACGCTGGCTGCTGGGGTTGGACGCGAGCATCACACCGACGCCCGCCGAGCCGCGCACAATGCTACGAAACGTTTATCGGTTAGTCATCAAGTGAAGGAGGAGACGGGAGAGATGACGGAAATCGTAATGAACCAGTCGGAACTCGCTGCCGAGATCGCCGCGCGACTGCGTGACGAGGTGGCGGCGGCGGTGAAGGCACAGAGCGTTGGGGTGGTGACATCCCCGCCCGCAGCGGAAGACGGCAGATCGTTCGGCGACTTTCTGAAGTGCGTCGCATTCAACGACGTTCAGCGACTGCGCGCGGTCTACAAAAGCAGCAAAGCGCTTGACGAGACAAGCGGCGCAAGCGGCGGGTTTCTGGTGCCGACGCAGTTTGAGGAGCGTATCCGCGCGGTCGGCGCGCCGATGCTGTTCGACCAGTTAGTATCCGCCGGGAGGGGCCCGCTGATGCTGCGCACCAACGCGGCAGAGTTGGCGCTGCCGGTGTTGGAGCAAGACCAAGCGCCGAACGTTGAGAGCAGCGCGTTGGTGGGCGGGGTGCGGCTCATCTGGCGCGAGCAGAGCGCTGATGTTCAGGAGAGCGAGCCGAAGTTTGAGCAAAGGATTTTCCGCCCGCACTCGGCGGATGCGTATGTCGCAGCAGCGACGGAACTCATCACCGACGCGCCGCAAGCGCTTGAGGATACGCTGGTGTCGCTGTTCGGGCGCGCCTACGCGGTGCTGAAAGCGCGCGTGATGCTGCGGGGAACCGGCGTCGGGCAGCCGCGCGGGATCGTCGGGCATCCGGCGTCGATCAGCGTGACGCGGGCAACGGGCGGTACGCAAGTCGAGAACGACACAAACACTATTCTGGCGATGATCCAGCGGCTGCTGCCCGGCAGCACGACCGCGGTGTGGATCGCCCATCCGTTCTGGCGCTCGCGCTTGATGGCGACGCGGCTGAGCGAAACGCTGCTGTACACCGTCAACGGACAGTCGCTTGTCTACGGCGATACGCTCGCAGGCATTCCGATTGCCTACAGCGAACATTTGCCAACAGTGACGAGCGCGGGATCGCTGGTGCTCGCCGATCTGTCGTACTACGCAATGGTGGAGCGCGCATCGTTCAGTGTCGCCTTCAGCGAGCACGTGCGCTTCCTCAAGCGGCAGTCGGTGTGGTTGTTCGGTGTGCGGATCGACGGCGCGCCGCTCGTCAACGCGCCGCTGATCCTTGCGGACGGCGCGGGTACGAACACCGTCAGCCCGTTCGTCGAGATCGCGGCTGGATCGTAATGCAAGCGCAGTGTCACAACACATCTCTTAATTAAAAGAAGATGCTGTGTTGTGACGCTGCTACTGCTGATGACATCGGCGGCGGGGCGTACTACGTTTGGGTGAGGCGCTGTCACAACACATCTCTTAATTAAAAGAAGAGCGCGTGTTGTGACGGCAACGGGATACGGATCAACGGTTGAATAGACAACGGGCGCTGTCACAACACTGCATAGAAATAAAAGAAATGCCGGTGTTGTGACGGCGCGAAGGAGAAGACGGGTATGCTTGTACAAGAGACCATTCAACCGCTCTTGCGGTTCTTCAACGCGAACATCACTGCGGATACGGATACGGCGGTGATCAGCATCGCCAACACACAGGCAGTGCGCATTGTTGCGCACACCGGAACGGTGACGGGAACGGCGGCGTTGCGTGTATTCGTCAACACCACAAATTCAACGTCGGGTGCAACGCAGTTGACGGATAAGGCGATTACGTCGCTGGCGTCGAACTCGTCTTACGAGATTTTCGTGTCCGGCGCTGAGGCATACGCAGCAATGGCGCACGCGGCATATCTGTTTGTACAAGTGGATGTGACGGGTACCGCAACTGTGCCGATCTCAATTGAAGTTTCGGCGTTCCCGGCGCGTGACGTCCCCGCGACGCTGCCGACCGGCTGGACGCGCGTGCTGTGAGGTAAACGGTGTACGCAACGCCGGCGCAACTCAAGACGTATCTCGCCGTCACATCAACCGCAGACGATGCGCTGCTGACCGATCTGCTCGTGCGCGCAACTGCGGTTATCGAACAGATGACGCGCAAGACCTTCACTGCGTCGGCGGCGACATCTCGGACGTTCGGACGCGCGGTGATGCTGTGGGACGCGCAGTTGAAGCGGGATTATCTACTGCTGCCGTCCGGCGTCTATATTGCGCTGTTGGTGGGCGCGGCGGACGGCGACAGTGTAGCGATCCCGCTGACGGAAATCGACACGCACCCGCCCGACGTGCCGTACACCGTCCTCGCGCGGCGCGACCGGCGCTGGTGCGGCGCGTCGCAGCAAGCGACGATCACCGCGCGCTGGGGGTACAGCATCAACCCGCCCGCGGATATCGTTCACGCAACGATCCGGCTGGCGGCGTGGATGTACCGGCAGCGCGGGACGGCGAACGACCCGGATCGCCCAACGGTCGCAGACGGCGGATTAGTACTGCTGCCGTCGGCGTTGCCGGATGACGTTCGGTTAATACTGGAGCGTTACCGCGATGTCGTTTAGCACGCTCGTTGATATTGTGGAGTTGCTGGCGGGGTTGGTGGTGCAGTTTGACGGCAACGCCGTTCCCGTCCGGCGATTGACAACGCAATCGAACTGGGCGGACGCAGCGGAGTTGCCGGTGCGAATTATCCCCGCGCTCGGCGGGCTGCGACTGGTCGAGGGCGGGGTGTACACGCCAACCCGCTCGATGCGCGCGGTGTGGGAGATCGACGATCTGCTGCTGGTGCGCGACGTTGGGATGGGGCGCGGGGTGGCGGATACGGCAATACCGCTGGTTGACTATATTGAGCAGTACGTTGAACTGCTGCGATTCGCGTGGCTGACGCGCGGCGATGTGCAGTTGCTCAACGTGAGCGGAATAGTGGACGTAGTACGATACGGCGAGCGGGCGTATGAGGGCGTGGTGATGACGTCGCGCTTTGCGCACCTGGTACGCGCGCCGTCGCCGTAGGAGGTTAAGGTATGGCGCACTCTGGAGTTCTTGCCGGGCTTTACGCGGGGAACTTCGCGGTCGAGATTTCGACCGACAACACATCCTGGACGGCGGTTTCAAACGCGAACGTCAAAATTGACGACGTTGAACTGAACCGACCTTCCGGCGAAGCGTTCGTCGGTGGTTCAAGCGACTACGCGACGATCACCGTCGGGAAGCGTGAGCCGCTTGAAATCACGCTGACGTTTCTGTACAACGAGGATACGAATTCTGCGGCGAATACGATCTTTGATCAGTTCCAAAGCACCTCGCCTCGCCTCGG